GTCGTCCAGGCGGATGGTCAGGCGGTTGTCGCGCACTCGTTTCTGGTCGGCGTACATGGCGTCATACCTCCGCCGCACCGGCCTCGGTCGCGGCCTGGTACTGCTGCATGCCCTGCACAATGAGCAGGCGCGCGGTAGCGGACAGCGAGCGCATTTCCAGGGAGGCGATCTGCTCCAGCTGGCGGCGCTCTGGTTGAGTGAGATGGGTCATCAAGGGTTTGTTGCAGCCCTTGGGGGATGGGGAGCGGCTAATGGGCTCGGCGGTGGTGCTGTGCTGGGTCATGGCTTATAGTCCCTTGCATTGTGTAAGACTGATTGCAGGTGCAAGCAAACGCGCGGCGCCCGGTGGTGATGAGGTGTTGCGGTGCATGGGGCTCTCTCCTGTGGGGTATTGGGTGGCGTTGCCGCGCCAGACCAATACAGAGTCATTAACTGTGTAAGACGAATATAGGACATATATGCACCATGAACAAGTCTGATGAGACAGATTTGTCTGGTCGGTTACGCATCGAACGGCAAAGCCTGGGGCTCAGTCAGTTCGACGTGGCGGATTTATTGGGGGTGAACCAAAAGACGGTTGCCCGCTGGGAGAAGGAAACAGCGATACCAAGCGACAAGCTGCAGAGCCTTCACGCACATGGATTTGACGTGGTTTATGTACTCACAGGGCAACGGATGCCGAGACCAGCGGAGGGACTCAGCGAACGGGAATCAGCGGTACTTGATAACTTTCGGTCCCTCCCTGAGGAGGACCGGGCGGCGGTACAGCGCCTGACCAATGCGCTTGCGCAATCAGCGGTGAACCAAAAACAAACTGGCTGACCAGCCAGAACAGACAAGGATGCCACCTATGGCCATGACGCAATGTAAAGAGTGCAAGCACGACGTAGCTACGAGCGCAAAGACCTGCCCGAACTGTGGCGCCATTAATGGCGCTGCCTACAAAGGAATTCGCATCGCCGGCTTGATCTACCTTGCCTTCCTGGCGCTTATCGGCTGGGGAATCTGGAGCCTGCTCTCCGGACCATCAGATAACAGTACCGCCAACGCCGACACCCAAGCTCCGGCAGCGCCGCAATGGTATGAAGGTGGCACGCTACATGATGCTACTGGGCTTGATTGGCAGAAGGCTGCCTACGCTGACAAGCTGGCCACCGCCGGCGACATTTTGGCCAGGCTCAACAATGTTGGCAGCCTTAGCCCGCAGATCGCTGGGCGCGTCAATGAAATTGACGATTACAAGCCGCTAGCTGCCGAGCTGGTGACCCAGCTGGATGACGCCTTCGCGCCCGACCCAGACTCCGCACAGAATGAACGCATGTTCGCCAATCAGAGCGTGAAGGAAACCAGCGTCATGGTCATGGCAATGATGGGCTGGGTACAGATAGGGGGCTAGGTCCATGCGCTTTGCAATGCTGTTGGTCACCCTAATGGCCCTGGCCAGTCACGGGCAGGCTGCCAACACACCCTGTTCTGGCAGTAAGGGCGGGATCTCCCACTGTGAAGGTGCAACGTTTGTGTGCAACGACGGCACCGCCAGCGGCTCGCGTAGAGACTGCCGCAGCTACTTTGGTGGCAGCAGCCAGCAGACAATTCAGCCCGCCACTGGCTCTGCCTGCCCATGTAGCGGCAACCAGCTGTGCACAGGCCCACGCGGCGGGCGCTACTGCCTGACCTCGGGCGGGAACAAGAGTTACAAGTGAAACACCCAACCAACCCGCAATAAAAAGGAGCAACCATGGCTGACGATAAGAAGCCTCAGAACACACCGAGTCCAAGACCTAGCAACGATTCCCGCGATGGCGGCAGCCATCACCGCAGCGATGATTCGAGCGGGAGGATACAAACCAATAAAGACACTACAATCATGGAAAGCAGACCAACACCAAGGCCCGGCCCCAAAAAATGACTGACTCCACGCTAGACGACGACCTTTACGACCTGCGCTTCTATCTGCAGCGGTGTGTGCGTTATCACATGCGCCGTTCTGCCTATTTTTTGAAGTGGCAGCGCATAACGTCGTTTGTTGGCGTGGTGTTTGGATCTGCAGCACTAACCAGCTTGATTAACCAGGCTGACCCAAGGTTGAGCATCGCTTTTGCCCTGGTGGTGACGGTGATGTCTGCCTTTGACCTGGTGGTGGGTACCGGCCAACACGCCTGGCTGCACAACGACTTGCGCAAGCGGTTTTTGGAGCAGCTGGGTGTGCTGGACGCCCAGCAGGTAACACCAGAGCTGCTGGCCGACGTGCGGCACCAGATACGGCGCATTGAGGCAGACGAACCAGCAGACCGCGTGATGGTTAACCTGATTGCCACCAATGATGTGATTCGCTCTACCTTTGACAGGGACGAGGTGGAAGAGCACGTCTATGACATAGGCTGGTGCAAGCGCGTGACCGCCAACCTGATTGACTGGGGCATTGACCAGTACCGCACCAAGGCACAAGCCAAAGAAGACGCAGAGGCCGCGAGCCATAGCACCACAACGGTGGCTTGACCGCGCCACTACTCCAGGTTTAGCCGCTCCCACTCCCGCTTCACGGCCCGCTCTGCGCTAGCCTTGCTCGCATAGAGGTGAGTCAGGCGTAGCGGGCTTGCCTGATCCCCTTCGGTTACCTTCTGTTGTGCTCCATCCTCATCGCGGTACCAGGCCACTACGCCGGTGTACTGCTCATCTACCAGTGCAGCCAGGTCATCATCGCTGGCCAGCTGCTGTTCCAGCTCCAGGCTGTTGGTGTACCCGCTGTCGGTCAGGTTGTGGATGACGCGGCTACACAGCCACACCACGTCGCTGATCTGCTGCTTGATGCCGTGCAGGCTGTAGGTCATTTCGGGCAGCAGATCGGGGCGGCCACGGGCCAGCGTATACGACAGGGTGGCGGACCCGCGCTGCAGGCGCTGCCACTCGCTGCGGGCGGCCTGCAGGGCGCTGCTCTGGTCGGCTGCAATGTGGCGCAGGGTTTTGAGGTTGTCCTCTGTGCCGATGATCGCTTCCAGCCGCTCGGCGCTGTTGGGGTTGTAGTAGTACACCCGCACGCCGGTGTAGCTGTTGCGGTCTGCAGCCAGCCAGCGGTGGCCGTCGCCGTCTTTGCGGGTGAGGTTGATGTGCGGCAGGGCCAGCCCGCTGGCGGTTTGGCTGGCCCCAACAGGCAGCAGCAACAGGCGCCCCGCTTTGACGCTGGCAATGGCGTCATGCTCGGTTGCCAGGCGGGTGAGCAGGTTGGCGTCTGATTCGTTGGCTTGATCCTGGTGTGCCAGGCCCACCGCGCCCAGCACCAAATCAATAACTGGCTGCAGGCTGTAGGCCTGGGCAATGGTACGCACCACGTCTGCCAGGGTAACGCCGTGCCATGAGCGTTCCCGCTTGCGGGTGAAGCCTGCGCGCAAGTCTGCCGAGCGGGCGCGCAGGGTGAGCACGTCGGGGGTGCCGCTGTGCTCGGTTTCATCCACGGTGTAGGTGCCTTTGTTGACCAGGCCGGTGTCGCTCCAGCCCAGCCACAGGTTGATGATGGCACCGCGCGGCGGGATGCTGAGGCGGCCGTCGTGGTCTGACAGGCTGATGTCTAGCTGGTCCGCCTCTAGCCCCCGGTTGTCGGTCAGGGTGAGGCTGATCAGGCGGTTGTTGACCTTGGGGGTGATGTCTACGCCATCCACCGCCAGGCGAAAGGCTGGGGCCGGGTGCCGGGGTGCGGTGATCATCGGATGATGTCCAGCACGGTGCTGAGCAGGCTACCCAGCAGCTCGATCTGGGTGTCGTCAGCGCGCTGCAGGGTAAGGGTGAACTCAATACGGCGCGGGGCCCCATCTTTAAAAAACAGGGTGGCGGTTTCGCTGATGCTCTCGATAACCCACACGCCGTAAATGCGTCCGGTGCCCTCCACCAGCGGCCAGGCGTGGCCGGTGTCTGCCATGAGCCGCAGGGCGTCGAGCGACAGCCGTTCGCCGGCTATCTCGGGCACGATGAGGCCAGACAACGTGATGGTGTCTTCGCCTTTGCCGACGTACTGCCGGGCAGGTGCCGCGCCCACTCTGGAGCTGCTGGGGTGGCGCCAGTTGGTTTGCCGTTGAAAGTCTTGATAGGCAGCGGTGTGCAGGCTGAACACATACAGCCCCAGGGCCATCATCATGGTGTGTGCCTCAGTCGTAATCTGACAGAGCCGAGCGGACGCGCGCGGCCTTGTGGCGCTCGCGCTGATCCAGCAGGCGGTTGAATAGCTGCTCAATCTGGGCCAGGTCGGCCCCGGCCGGGGCGGTGAGCTGAATGTGCAGGGTGTCGCCCTGGACAACCACGGACGGGCCGCCGCCGGCGCTAATCGGTGGGCGGCTATCAATGGCAACAGCCTGCCCTGCCCCGCCAATACCCAGGGCCAACGCACCGGCCTTGACCATGGCCTGCCCTGCGCCCAGCACGGCGTTGAGCGGGCCGCCCTGGCTGCGCTGCAGGCCGCGCTGCAGCCCGGCCATAGTGTCGTCACCCAGGCTGGCAAACACGCGGCTTGGTGAGTGAATGCCCAGCTTGTCTTTAAACCAGCCGATCATCTGCCCGCCGGCGTTGGTGATGGCTGACTTGACTGCGCCCAGCCCATTGGTGATGCCGTTGACCAAACCGGCCAGCATCTGGCGGCCGTAGTCGGTGAAGCGCTCGGGCATTTCTACCCCGAAGTAGCGCATCACGGCAGAAAAGGCGCGATAGAACAGCCCCACCGGGGAGAAGTTGACAATCAGCTCGGCGATGCCGGCAAAGCCGCCGTTAAACCCGGCTTTGATCTCTGCCCACAGGCCTTTGAAGTAAGGGACGATTTTGTCCCAGTGCTTGTAAATCAGGTAGGCGCCCAGGGCGATGGCGGTGATCGCCAGGCCAATGGGGTTGAGCATGAGCGCCCGGCCCAGCCACAGCACGGCACGGCCTGCCCAGGTGAGCGCACCGCCCAGGCCCTTGATGATGCCGATGGCTGAGCCGCCCTTAACGCCCAGAATGGTGAGCCCGTAACGCAGTAGGGCAAACGGGCCGATGATTGACGACAGCACCACCAGAAGCGACCCGCCAACGGCAACCAGCCCGGCAATAACGGCGGCAGCAGTGGCTAGCTTGGCTACCAACTCTGGGTTCTCCTTGATCCACTGGCCCACACCGCGCAAGACGGAAGTGAGGTTCTGAATCAGTTCGCGTAGGGGCCCATCGTTGGTGTCGGTCAGGCTGATGCCTATCTCCTGCCATGCGCTGCTCAGGCCCTTGAGGTCGCCGCCGGCGTTGTCCGCTAGAGTTTCAGCCATGCGTGCATTCTCGCCCTGCACGTTGTGCAGCTGGGCCAGCAGCCGATCTAGCCCGCCATCCGACATGAGGCTCACGAGCTCAGCGCTACCTGAGCCCGCCTCAACACCAAAAATCCGGGTGAGGATGTCTTGGCGCTGGACGTTGCCCATGTCACGGGTGGCGTTGTTAATGTCCCGCAGGATGGATGGCAACTCGCGCATGTTGCCCTCTGCGTCGGCCACCTGCAGACCAAGCTCTTCCATGGCCTCCCGGCCCGCCTTGGCGGGAGCGGTCAGCCGGTTAATCAAGCCCCTTGTTGTTGTACCTGCTTGGCTGCCTTGAATGCCAATATTGCCGAGCAAGCCGGCCATGGTGGCGGCCTGCTCCAGAGTAAGGCCCAGATCAGACTTGCCACCCAGATACTTCATGGTGTCGCCGAGCATTTCCAGGTCAACGTTGGCCCGCGATGCAGTACCGGACAACACGTCCGCTACGCGGGTGATGTTGCCCTCGACCTCTGGGTCGATCTTGAAGGCACTGCTGATGTTACTGGCAATATCCGCGGTGCGCGCCAGGTCGGTATTGTTGGCCAGCGCAAGGTTGAGGATGTCAGCCATTGACGCGCTGATCGCCTCCGGCGTGAAGCCAGCACGCGCCAGGAAGGTTTGCCCTGCACCCACCTCACTGGCGCTGAACGCGGTGGATGCGCCCAGCCCGCGCGCCTGGTCTTTGAGCATCTGGAATCGCGGGTCATCCTTGCTGAGCCGGGCGATAGCCTGCAGCTCGCTCATCTGGGCGCCGTACTCAATACCAGGGGCCAGCAGGCGGGCTGCGCCGTAGATACTGGCCCCTCCTACTGCTACACCCCGCGCGCCAGCGCCTGCCAGGTTGCCCCGCAACTGATTAGCGCGGTCGTATGAACTACGAGCACGAGCCATACGGGCCTGCTGCTGAGCTACACGCTTGAGGGCGTCTTCCTGCTGTTTAAGCGTGGTGTTAAGTCGCTCTTGGTCGGTACGCAGGCGTCGAGACTTGGCCCCCAAGCCTTCGGTGCCTACGCCTGCAGCATCAAGTTTGGTTTTCAGCGTGGTCAATCGGTCCTGAGTGCCACGTTGCGCCTTGGTCAAATTGTCCGTCTCGCGGCCGGCATTGCGGATCCGCGTCTGGTAAGTGCGGATAGATGAAGATGACCGTTCAAAGGCCTGGCGGGCGCTGGTGAGGCGGATGTTGGCCTTTTCGAGCTCGCGCTGAAACTCCGCTGTATTGCCCTTACCGTCGATCAGCGCTTTGGCCAGTTTGTTGTACTGGGTTTGGGCAGACTTGAGATTACTACGCAGGTTGGTATGCACCCGGCGTTGATCTTCCAGAGCCTGGGTGTAACCTCGGGACTTGGTTGCCAGATCGCGCAGGGCTCGCGCCTGTTTTACCGACTCGATGTTGGCTTGACGGTAGGACCGGATGTCACTCTGCTGTTTGTGCAGTTGCTTGATCTGGTCGCGGGTGGCTTTGAAGGCGGCAGCCGCTTCCTTGTTGCGGCCGGTGATTGCTTTCAGTGGCTTGGTCACCTTGTCGATGGTGGATAGCACCAATTGCAGCTTGAGATCACGCGCCATGTTTATCCGCTCCTGTCCGTTTGCGCGCCTGCTCCCGCCATTCCATCAGCTCCGTCAGGGTGAGGTGGTCCATGTCTGACGGGGCCCAATGAAACACGACGGCCAGATCGGCCATCGCGTCTTCTACCCTGGCCGGCAGGCCTACTCCGTTACTGCTTTCGGTGCCAAAAAACCGGCCACCACTAGGCCCATCTGAATGGCGTCTGCGGGGTCCATCTTGGCGACGTCTTGCTCGGTGAGCGTCGGGTCAGAGATACGCGGAATGACGCGACTGAGGCTGCTGACATCCAGCTGAATCAGCTCGGCCAGGTGAACGCCGCGCAGTTCACCAGTAGCAGGCTTGCGCAAGGTAACTTTGGTGATGGTCTGCTCGCCGCGCTGCAGCGGGGTTTCAAGCGTGACCACTTCGGTAGTTGGGGCAGCTTTTGCCATGGGGGTTGCTCCTTTGCTGGGTGGCCCCGGCATGCGCGCCGGGGGTGTGTTGTTGCTGACCACTTACAGGCCGATGGCGGCGCGCTGCTCGGCCAGGCGGTCTACCCCGTCGACCATCTCAATCATGTTCATGATGTCGATCTCGACCAGGACTTCGTTGTCCACCGTCAGCTTGTAGTAGCTGCAGGTGGTGGTGATGGACTGCTCGGAGTCTTCACCGGGGGCGCTGTCGCCGGTGCCGAGCTCTTCATGACGGCCGCGCACAACCACCTCAACGGCGGAGACTTCACCGGTGTCATCACGCTGGTAGGCGCCGGCAAAGCGCAGCAGTACGCCATCTACGGTGGTGATGCCCCACTGGCGATACACCTGCAGGTCCAGTCCGCCGCACGTCCATTCAAGCTGGATGCCGTCATCAGACAGGCCCATGTCGCTTTTCACCGGGCCGTTCATGCCGCCGGCGCGATAGCCTTCCATCTTGCGGCTGAGCGGCGGCAGGGTGACGTTTTTGACCACGCCCGCGTAGCTGACGCCGTCGTTAAACAGGTTCATGTTTTTCAATTTGCGGGTCATTGCCATGGCGGCGCTCTCCAGTAATTAAGCCAGGGCCCCGGCGTGGCCGGGGCGTGGTGATCAGGCGTTGATGCGGCTGGCGAAGTCGGCCAGATAGGTGCTGGTAATGCGCTGGCGGAAGGTGAGGTCTTCCAGCGGCGGCACGGGGGTGTAGTCGTAGTCGAGCTGCAGGCGCCCCGCTGCCAGGGTTTCCGGCGTGTTCATGGCCGGGTCATACCAGCAGTTGGCGTCGATGACGTAGCCCAGCGCCTTGAGCTGGCGGAACTTGGCGTTAGCGCCTTCAACGATGTCTTTGACCAGGCTGGGGTGCAGCGGCTTATCCACGGCCCACATGTGCGCCTCGGCGATGGTGTCGGCCAGCACCTGGGCGGTGCGGGTGGCGGACTCAAAGGCGAACAGCGGGTCATCCGAGCAGGTGCGCGAGCCCCAGAAGCGGAAGCCGTCTTGCTGAATCAGCGTGGTGATGTCGTTCTCGTTGAGGTAGCCGGCATCAGTGCTGCTGCTTTGCAGATCCCAGAACACGTCCTTGTTGATGCCAATGACGCCATTCACGGCCACGTTGGACAGGGTTTTGTGCCAGCCGACCTGCTGGTCGATCTTGGCGCGCAGGCCCAGCGCGTAGGCCACGGCATGGGCTGCTGCCTCTTGGTTGGTGGTGGTATCCCAGCGGGTGAACTCGGGCCAGATGAGCATCAGCTCGCGGGCGGCGAAGGTGTCGCGGTAAGCGACGGCGGCTTCTTTGTCTTCGCAGTCGTGGCAATAGGCGTAACCAAAGGCGCGCAGCTGCTGCAGGATGGTGACCATCTCAGCGGTCACGGCGGCGGTGTCCAGCCCTGGCACACCGATAATGCGCGGGGTAACGCCCAGGCGCGCTTTGGCGGCCAGTAGGGCTTTCAGGCCGGTGTATTGGCCGGCGGTGACGGTGCCGATGACGTTGGTGGTGGTGGCCGCTTCGTCTGCGCCTTCTGCCACGCGCACCACCACCACCAGCGGGCTGGCCTGGGCGGCGATGGCAGCCAGGGCAATTGCGAGGGTGCCCTCGGTGCCGGCATCACTGATGGCGCTCAGCGGGTCGGTGATCAACACCGGGGTGTTGAGCGGGAATTTGGCTGCGTCGGCGTCTTCTGCAGTGCAGACCATACCGATGACAGCGGTGGCGATGGTACGAATCGGGCGCGTGCCCTGGTTGACTTCGATGACGCGCACGCCGTGATGATATGAATCGGGCATGACCTGCTCCCTGCGCTGTGTAATGGCTGACAGGTGACATGCTGTCGCGTGGGCGCGGGAATCGGTAGCGGTGGGGGTTGTAGCGGGTGGGCGTACAGGGTGCGGGCTGCGCGGGGCTAGCGCGGTGGTGCTTCTGGTATGACCGTCAGGGCCTGAATTCTGCCCTCGATCCGCTCCAGCAGCAGGGCCAGGCTGTAGTCTGCCGGGTCTGTATTTTCATCCGCTGGCAGCAGCACGCCGGTCTCTTTTATGTAGTTTGCCAGGGCGCGCAGCTCTTCAATGGCGTCGCCTCCCTCGGTTGACTGCTCGGCGAGCTCCAGCCAGTTGCGGGTGGCTGTGCTCGGGGCTGAGCCCGCCGCCAAGTTGTACGCGAACACATGGTGCATGAGCCTCAAACCGGCAATGTGGGTTCTGTTGGGTTTGATCATCTTGCGTTCACATGTTGATAAGCCAAAACCCCGCCAGGCGGGGTGCTTACTTCGACCTAAGCGCCTTGATGCTATCAGGCTTTGATGATGTAGGGCAGTGATTCGCCACTGCGATCTGGCAGCAGCGGATCTGCACCGGACACGCCAAAGGGGTTGCCGTTGGCGATCAGCAGGTCGCGCAGGTTGTCGGCGGTGCCAGCGGCCAGCGGAGAACCATCGGGGACCAGCCAGCCCTGCGGCGGTGTGGCGCTGACGGCATAGACCACTTCAACGCCGGGCATGTGCTCCCACATTTCCAGAACCTTGCTCATTGCTGTTGCTCCTCGATCAGGGCGGCGACGTCTGGGTTGTTGGCCAGGAAGCTGGCCAGCTTGGCCGCTGCGCTGGTTTGCTCGGGTTGGCGCGGGCGGTTGACCAGGGCCCAGGCGGCACCGGTCCAGCGGGGCCACTTATCGTCCGGCCATTCATCCGGCGGCGGGGTTTCTACCGCCCCGGCCGGGAGCAGGTAAACGCCGGGTTCCAGCGGGGATTCATCGGCCTCAACAGGCCCCAGCAGCAGGCCGGCGCGGTTTGTTTGGTAGACGGTTTTGGTCATTGGCGGGCCTCAGAACTTGATGCAGGCGAGTAGCGCGACGTTGCGGGGGCGGGTTTCATTGCCGCCGGTGGCATCGGTTGATGAATGGTCCTGCCGCGGGCCGACGTAGTCCTGCCGATCCTGCACGGGGTGCAGCGCTGAGCGCAGGTACTTGGCCGCTTCTGCGGTGCCTCCCACGCGGGGCGGTGAGACGTAAAAGTCGGTGGCGTGCCAGTGGCTTTTCAGGGCGTCGGCTTGGGTGGTGCCAAACACTCGGCCAATGTCCACGCCGCGCCCGTCGTCATGCCCCCGAACAAACTCGCCGCGCAGATCCGGCAGCTTGAAGGTGTTAAAGCCGTCGCCGGCGCCAAACGACTCGCCCAGGGCGGCGAACAGGCGTGCATAAGCGGTACGGCTGATCAGTGCGCCGTTGGCCTTGAGCCAGCCGGCTGGGGGTGTGGCCATTGCGAAGTACGCAATCTGGCCCGCTGGGGCAAGCAGATCAGATTCCTCTTTGCTGTACACGCCCAGGTTTGTGCGGCCTGCGGCCTTGTCTGGCACGTCGGCCAGATTGCGGTCGCGCTCCAGCGGGGGCGAGGCCATGTTGCTGGGCTCATTCTGAACCATCAGCACCTTGGTAGCGGCGGGCCAGCTCTTGCCGAGAATGATTGATGCGTCCTCGTCTGCGGGGTTCTTCTCCCACTCGGCCGCCAGCAGGCCCTGGTTGATGCGGACGCCTTCGATGTACACCGCCAGCCCGCGTGTGGTGCAGACGGCCAGGTCGATTTGCGTTTGGCCTGCAGCGAGGGTCTGGCGCTCTTCGATCATATCAACGGTGACGTTGGCGGCGTCTGGATCCTCCCAGTCAACATCGCCGTCAGCATTGCTCTGTTTTGTGAGCACTTGGCCCGTGTTGCCGCCGGGCAGCAGCTGGGCGCTGGTGACGTTGTTCATGATCCAGGTGCGGGTGGCGATGATGGCGGACGGGTCAATCTGGAACGTGATGTCGTCCGCGTTGGTGACCAGAAACTCCATGCGCACCACGGTATCGCTGTAGGCGCCGTCGGCCTCGGCGGGCTTTTGCGCGTCTGGCAGGTTGGCCACGGCAAACAGGGTGCCGTTGCTGTCGAAGACGCCCGCTTCACGCATCACAAAACCGCCAACAGACACTGGAATAACCAGCTCTACTGTCCAGCGGTTTGGCTCGCCCGGGTGCTGAGTGGCGCTGTTGATCTCGGCCCGGTAGCGCTCACGAACCAGGCCGGTGGTGAGGTCTTCGGGTGCAACGGGGTTGCCGTTGCCATCACCCACGGCCATTTCCACCAGGTTGATGGGCGAGCCGCTGGCTTGCGCTGCGGCCATCATGGCCAGGCCGGCGGGGGTGTGGACTGTGCGGTATGGGTTCATGATGTTACCTACGGCTTGCGAATGCGACGGCAGGGAATGACGCGGGTTGAGGTTGTTTTTGCTACAGATTGGTATGTGCCCGGATCACTGGACGGTGGGTAATCAGCGATCAGAAACCAGCGCCGATAATTTGTCACCTGCTGCTGCAGCGATGTGGAGACGTAAGTCGTCATGTTGTATGCGGGTAGCATGCCACGATTTAGCCATACGAGCTTGACCTCTTCGGGAGCAGGCAGATACCAGTCTTCGTACCCCTCCCGCGAGTAGTTCACGCAAAACTCAGCGGCGGGATAGGCGCCAATCCCATCAGCGATGATTGCAGCGGTATTGCTCGCACCATTGCGCTCACTATCTGCGCCCGGGGTAGCCGTTGCGCTGGTCTTGTATGGCAAGCTGACGGCGGGTGTTGGCGGGGCAAAAATGATGGCGTACACCCCGGCGTCGGGACCATCCACAAGGGTTAGATCGCCGACGTAGTAGCCGCCCCCGACCGCCTCCCCTATGGTCTCTGGCAGCTCTATAGGGGGTGCCAGTGGCGGTGCTGACGCCGCAATAGTGCCCCTGATCATTCCGCTGCCTCCAACGAACCGAACAACGTCCACAGGTCTGCGCCAAGGCGCTTGAGGGTAACGGGCGCGCCTTTCTTGCGTGTTTTCAACGTCTCTTCGGTGATGATGGTGACGGCGCTGGCGTCGATGGTGACTTGGCCGTCGCCGATCTGCTGAATGTAGATCTCGGCGTTATCCGGCCAGGCGACGGTTGCCTGGGCCGGCAGGGTTAGGGTGATGGCGGTGGCGCTGTCTACTGCCAAATACCGGCTGGCGTCGGCCAGCACCAGGGCGCGGCTGACGTTGACCGTTTGCACGGGCACCGGTGCCGGTTTGGACTCCAGCGCAGTGAGGCGGTGCATGATTGCAGCGGCGTCGAACTCTTCACCGACGCTGGCGCGCAGCTCGGCCATCAGCTTGGCAAAGCTGGCAACGGGGCCGCCCTCGGTCTCGGCGGTGGTGTTCTCGTCGCCGTGGATGATCTGGTGCGCCAGAGCGACGTCTGCCTCAAATTGTTCAACGCTGTTGTACAGGCTCATGTGGTTACCAGTAGCCGGCGGCCGGCATTGTTTGGTTGATAAGGGTGTGCAGCCGGTCGGCAGCGTTCTGCGTTTGCGTTTGGCCGTTGGCTTGCGCCTCCATGAGCAGAGCCAGACTGCTGACGGCGTAGGTGACGCCGACGTCGTGCCCGCTGACGCTGACGGCAGCGCTGCGCAGCGTGGCCACAGTGGTGGCGCTGAGCTGGGCCAGGGTCATGTGGCTGCGCAGGTTTTTGGACTGCTCCAGCACTGCGATGACGCGGTGCAGGTTCTCCAGGGTGACCGGGTACTGGCTCGCGTTGATCAGCAAGTGGAACGTGCCCGGCTCGCCCTGCGGGATCTGCGCGAACCACTCTTGCACGCGCACGTTGATGCCGATGCCGGCCAAACCGGCGCGCACGGCGCCAATGGTGCCTTTGTGCCGGTGCACGGCAATGGCGGCGGCAATAGCGCCGCGCCGCTGGTCTTCTGCCCAGCTGGTGTCCCACTCGTCTACGGAGTACTCCCAGGCTAACCAAGGCAACAACGCCTCGGGGGCGGTGTCTGCGTCGTGCAGGGTGCGGTGTGGTACTGGCAGTGCGGTCAGCCGCGCAGCACTGGCAGCAAGCGCACGCTCGGCGGCGCTGGCGTTGGGTGGTAGCAGCGAGGCATCAGACATCGGGCACCTCGGCCAGGGTGATGTTGATGGCAGTGCAATAGGCGGCCTCGGCATCGCTGATGGCCAGCAGCCTGCCCTCGGCATCAGCTGCCGGGGTGGCGCCGATCAGGCGCACGCGCTGAGCGCCAGGCTTATGCAGTGCGGCCAGCACGCCGGACAGGGTCACGTCGTAGCCCAGGCGGTGAACGCTATCGACGTAGGTTTGCAGGGCGGCATGCGCAGCAGCCACAACCAGGCCGGCGTCAGGGCCTGGGTAGGGCGTGAGCTCTGCCTCGATCTGGTATTCAACGATGGACGCCGACAGCACAGTGACCAGGTCTGTCATGGGCCGCACTTGTTCTGCGTTGAGCGCGGCCAGCACGTCGGCCAACAGAAACTCATCGGCAGCGCCGTCAGCAGTGCGGGACAGCACATAGACAGTTACCTGCGTAGGTGCAGGGCTGGTGGCGGATGCGTCGCGCACTTGGCCGCTGGCAGACAGCGCGTGATAGATGTAACTGCCGGTTGAGCCTGCCGTGGTGAACGCCTCAAAGCTGAGCTGAATGCGCCGGCGGAAGTCGTCGTTGGGCTCCAGGGTGGCCGGCACCGGCGGAATGGCGTTGGCGTCGCCGGGATCCACCACCAAGCGGGCGACATCGTAGCGGGCGCCGATGTGATCCAGATCGGCATCGTCGGCAAAGGCGAGCATTGTGGCAAGCGCGGATTCGTTAATGCGTTGCCGCAGGTGCAGCTCACGATAGGCCAGCACCTCGGCGACTTTATAGGCCGGGTCGGACTCGACCAGCGCGTCGAACTCTGGATACACCCCCTGCAGATCCGCCAACACGTTGGCCAGTATGGTTTCAAAGTCCAGCTGCTCGATGACATCGGGCGGCGGCAGCTGCGATAGATCAACCCCTGTAAACGCGCTCATGCGGCCCCCAGTTGCAGCGGCACCTGCAGGCTGACTGCGTTGCCGGTTTCAGTGTTTTCACCCTCAAGATCCAGCACGGCGGCGCCGGCGGCGGTGTGGGTGATAGCCACCCGGCTGAGGCGCACACGCGGCTCCCATCGCATCAGCGCGCTGGTGATGGCGCTGTACAGGCGCACGGTGGTGGCGTTGTTCTGGGGCGCGTCGATCAGCGAGGGCGCAAGGCTGCCGTAGTCGCGGCGCATGACGCGGGTACCGATGGGCGTGGTGATGATGTCGGCAATGGACTGGCGCAGATGCTCCAGGCCGCTGATGGGCTTGCCGGTGGTGCTCATGCCGTTCACTGCGGGCCACCTGTTGGGCCAGGCGCAGAGCTGCCACCGGTGATGGGGTGTTTATGCGTGTTGCCGATGTTTACGCCGCCATGGGCGACCTGCAGGCCGTTGAAGAAAATGCCCGACTCGTTGATGACGATGGAGCTGCCGTTGCTGACCAGGCTGATGGCGGTGCGGTCTGCGCTGATCTCGGTAGGGCCGTTCACAAAGCGCATGCGGTGGGTGCCTTCGTCGTAGCCAAACCATGCGCCGTCCGCAAAGTGGCTGCTGTGCAGTGCCGGGTTGCTGTGTGGCGCGGGGTACTGATCAGAGTTGATGCCGACAAGTACCAGGCCTGCGGACATTTCACCGCTGGGGCTGAGTACAAGGCACTGTTCGCCGGTGGTTGGGTGCTCGACATCGCGGCGAGATCCGGCGCGGTGCACAAAGTACGGCAGCCAGTCGGTCAGCAGGGCGCCGGATTTGACGCGGCAGCGGGCCTTGGCTGGGTCGGTGGCGTAGACCGTACCCTGGCGCAGCAGGTTATCAAGGCGGCGGGTGATGTCGGTGGTGTTCATACCCGGATGGTGTCGCGTGTGCGCGAGGTTGCCGAGGGCTGGGGCTTGTAGCCGCGGGGGTTACAGGCCCTGGCTGAGCTGGGCCAGCAGCTCGTCGCGGATCAGATCAAGATCTGCTGCAGTAAAGCCGAGCAATTCGCGGCGCTGGTACTGCACGGGCTGGGCGTTGCGGTTGGGGCGGTCGCGCAGGCCGTACTGGTGCACCCTGGCAATGCGAGCAGCACGGGACAGGAACACAACGGCCAGGCTGTTGGCGTCGCTGCGGGCCTTGAGGTACTTGGCGGCCTTGAGGCGAGTGAACATTTTGCGCCTGATGCTGCCCTGCTTGCCGCGCAGATCGCGCTGTTTGCGGGGTGCATAAGCGGTGCCGTCGGGGTTGCGCTGGGCTGTGATGCGCTGCTGCTGGCTGCGGCGCAGCTTGCGGGCGATGCCGGCGGTCAGCTTGCGGCGCTCTGCTGGCTGCAGGCTGGCGAGCAGCGGGCCGGCCCAGTCTTCCAGGGCGGTGAGTTTATCGGTCATGGGGCTGGGGTGTTCCACTCGGCCAGCAGCTCGCCGCCAGCGTACAACTGCCAGCTGTCAGCGGTGTAGGGCTCTTCAAGCTGCGGCTCTGGCGGGTGCTCGATGGTGAGCTCGCCGCCCTGCCCTTGCTTGACGATGACGCGCTCGGTCAGCGGCAGGGTGACGGCTAGATCCACCATCTTGTTGCTGAGCAGTTCGGCCTCAAAGCGCACCGCTTGCTTGGCCTGATCAAGGTTCTGCAGCAGCTCCAGCTGGTGCACTCGCAACCAGGCGAACAGGGCAACGGCGATGACGTCCGGCTCGCCGGCGTAATCGGTAAACGTGAGATTGAGGGTGTAGCCCCATTCAAACGACAGGCCAGCGGCTGCGGTGCAGCGCATGGTGCCCTCTTCGATAAAGATCAGCAGACGCTCAGGGTTCTGGCGCAGGCCCGGCACGGCTGCCAACAGGTGCGCTCTGAGGGATTCCGGTTTGTACATGCTGCGCCTCCTGGTGCTCGATAATGGCATCGACTTTGGCCGCGCACTGGGCCCAGTCGCTTTCGATGACTTCGGTGTCAGTCAGCAGCTGGCCGTTGGTCTGGGGCTGCGCCGCTGACAGGGTGCAGGGCGTCACGGCGGGACAGCCAATCTTGATAACTGGCGGCGCCTGTGATTGCGGGTCGCTCGCGCAGCCGGCGAGCAACAACAGGCAACTCAGTATCAAACCAATCGCGTAGCTCTTCATTTTCACGGGTCAGTGCCTCGATTTTCAGTTGACGGTTGCGCAGCGTTTGGCGCAGCTGCTGCTGTGTGGTCTGCAGCTGCTGCTGTGCGGCGCGTTCGGTGATGAGGCTTGCGTGCAGTTCATTGATTACCAGCTGGCTGCGCTCGCTTTCCTGCTCTGCAGTTGCGGCGCGCTGGCTGGCCAGTTTGGTGTCGCCCTGGGCGAGCTCTACGCGCTGCTGCTGGATGAATACCAGGGCAGCGAGCGCGCCGAGTAGCACTAGGCCAAGGATGGTTTGGCGGATGGTGCTCATTTGCGATACCACCCGGCGGCGTTCATTTGAGCCTCACTGATTTGTTCTATCTGGCAGCAGGCAACGGTCACGTTTTTCGGCGCGGGTTCCAGCTCTCTCAGCCGCCCCATAAACTCGCTGAGCGTGGCGTGATCAACGTGATCGGGCAGGATCAGGACGTCGCCGTCTTGAATCTGCAGCTTGCGCACGTCTGCCAGGTTCAGGCCGCTCATGCTGCCGCCTTCTCGCCGGCCAGCTCCAGATGGCGGGCGTAGGCCTGCTGCAGCTTGGCGTCATACAGGTTGCGGGCGTAGGCCGGGCCGTTATAGCCCTTGGCAAAGGCCTGCCACTTGCGCGCCTTGAGGGCTTTATGCAGCTCCGGGTCTGCCTCGATAAAGCGCACGAATGCGTCCAGCTGATTGGCTTCGCTCTGCTGCATGGCCTCGGCCATGGCCTGGGCGCTGGCATAGCCGAGGCGCACGGCATGAAAGCCCATGATCTGGTACAGCCCCCAGCTACAGGCGCCTGCGGCGGCCTCGGCGTCGATCATGCTGGCACGGGCAAGGCGCGGGTATTCATGCAGGCCGCCGGCATAGCCGCCGGGCTTGGTGTTGATCAAGCCGGGGTGAATGGCGGCGAGTTCGGCCACCTGCTGGGCGGTGGCGTCTGCGTCGTCGCCCTGAGCGAGCAGTAGGCGGTGCATGATGTGACGCTCGTACAGAATGACCGCCTTGCCGTTGGACAGGAAGCCAGCGCCGTTGCTCTCTACTTCATTGACAGCCTTCATGGTAGGCAGATCGGTGCCCAGGCGCTCGGCGCCGGCGAGCAGGTCGGACTCTTTCAGCAGCCTGCTGCAGTCTTGACCGCTGAGGGCGGCCAGCGTTTTAGGGCCGGCGATGCCGTCAACAACTAGGCCGCGTTCGGTTTGCAGTGCGATGACCGCGGCTTCGGTTTTGGGCCCGAAGTCGCCGTCCAGCTCGACGGCGTATCCGGCGCGCTTGAGGGCGGCCTGCAGGTCGCGCACGGCATGGCCTTTGCTGCCAACAATCAACAATTTCATGGTGTGAACCTCATGAGGGCGGCGACGTTGCCGCGTGAGCGATAGACCAGCACGCACAGCACCAGGGCCAGCAGGGCCTGCCATGGGCTGACTGGGTGGCGGTACAGGATTTGGTCGAATGCGGCGCATAGCAGCGCGCCGATCAGCAGGCTGGCCAGCAGTGACACGCCCCAGCGGTAGCGGTAGCCATTGCGGTTGAAACAAACCAGGCGCAGGGCGGCGAGCAGGTAGGCCAGAACAATGATGGTTGTGAGCATGTCAGCCTCCGTTACCACGCTTAAACAGCGTTGCAATCTCCAGCTTGTCCACCCACTCCATGAGCTTGAGCGCCAGGGGGACAATGACAATGGCGCCGATGAAGGCCCCGGCGCCGGTGTCTTTGATTGGGGTCTGGTTGACCGTTTCGGTGGCCATCAGATAGCCGACCAGAGCAGAGAAACAGAGCCCGCCCAGGCGCTGCCATGGCTTGAGCTCTTTACGGGCGTAGGCGACCAGCGCGGCGCCCAGCAGGGCACCCATCAGGGCGTTACCGTCTACGCCGGGCAGCAAGCTGGCCGCGCCAATGCCCGTGCCTACTACGACGGCGGCGGCTGTGCTGGTGGTTGGTTCCGGCATGTGGTGACCTCCTGTCAGTCCCAAAGGTTGATTGCGGTTTGTTGTTCGGCCTGCTCGCTAACCTCGGGCATGGCGACCAGCTGCCCGGTGGGCAGGATGGGGCCAAGGTCGGCCAGGCCGGGGTTGGCTGTGAGCACGGCCTCGGTCACGCCAGCGGTGCGGCCGTAGTAGCGCCAACAGATGGCGTCTACGGTGTCGCCCTGAATGGCGCGCACGGTGTCCATCAGATCAGCGCCACGGTTGAGCGGCGTTTGCCCAGCAGATCCCGAATGGCCCAGCGGGCGTCGCGGCGCAGTTCGTCAATGCTGGGGTTTAGTTGGTCGGCGTCTTTGTGGCCGGTGTTGCTGGTGTCATAACTGCGGTAGCGCTCGACCAGCTCGGCGCCGGCGGTGCAGACCACGGCGCGGGTGTAGAGCACGACCAAGCGGCTGTTGCTGTTGATTTGGGCGGCGGGCACGTTGGCCAGGCTGGAGTACTGCTGCAGGCGGTCTGCCTTGAACTCGGCCAGCTCGGCGTTGACGCTGAGCATGGCGTTTACCAGGGCGGATTCCAGCCGGGTATCGGTAACGGTGCCGTCCAGGCGCAGGGACTCACGGGCGGCGCTGGCGTCGATGTCGGGGAACCAGCCGTCATTCGTGAGGTTGAAGGGGGTGCCGCTGCCGGTGGCAATGAATGCGCTCATGCTTGGGCCTCAGATCGCCGGTGGGCGAGGCGCTGCAGTGGGGAAAAGGAATAACCCTGCTGCAGCACCCCGCGCCGGCGGGTGCGTGGGGTACGCTCAGGTAGCGGCCGGCGGGGCCGCGTGTTTCTTCAACAGGGATTCGGTTTTCTCCAAATCCTTTTTACCGCCGCAGCTGTCGTGCAGCTTGATGGCAGTGGCCAGATGGTCCTTGGCCAGCTCCAGTGCGGCGATGTTGGTGTCGTCGTTGCTGATGCGCACGGCGCGGCCAATGGCCAGGTGCAGCTTGGCGCGCACCTGGTCGGGCATATCGTGCTTAGCGGTCAGCGCGAGGGTGCGCAGCAAGATCTCTACGTCGAACTGCTCGTCAGCCTTGAGCGCGGACAGCGCGGCGTTGGCGACCTCTTCGGCCACCATGGTTGCCGGGGTACGGCTGAAACGGTCGGGCAGTTTCATGCCAAAGGCGAGAATATACTCGGCAATGTCCAGTGCGCGGCCGTAGTTGGCGGCGTCCAGCGTCCAGATCATCAGGGTGGTGATGACGTCATCCTGGGCGCCTTTACCTGCCGACAAAACGCCGTCGATATAGGGGGCGTAGGTTGGCAACAGTTGCGCCTTGAGCAGCCCTTTTGCCTTCTCCGATTGCACGCTTTTCAGGCGCAAGTGGTCATGCTGGAGCTTGGCGAGGTGCTGCTCGTAAACGGTAGCGTTAGCCATGGTTTGGGTCGGTGCAGCGGCAGCGGCCGCGAGGGCGGCGCGCTTACGCTGTTGTACCTGTTGTGCTGGAGACAGGGCCACGGGTTACACCTCAACGATGTTTTCGACCAGGGCGACTTTGGTCAGATCTTCAATGACGTAAGCGTCATTGGAAGACTGATAGTCAGCCACGCGGTTGTATTCGGGCTCTTCCTTGATGTGACGGCGGCGGCCGCCTTCCTGCCAGTAGATAGACAGGTTGTTCAGCGAGGTGACCAGCACGGTGCCATCAGGGAAGTACGGCGCATCGTAGATCGGCAAACCACCCAGGCGCGCCTTGGTGACAATCTCGTCTGCGGCCAGCTCTTCCTGGTTGGACGCTGCGCCCTTCTCCACCGCCTTCAACAGCTTGTTGTTCATCAGGTTGCGGGAGACCATAACCACCAGGTCGGGGGCGTTTTTGTGCTGTTCGGCCAGCAGGTTTTTGGCATCGGTGACCAGACCGTCCAGGGTCTTGTAGTCACCGGCGGCGCCGATGGTGACTTCGCCCGATGCGTCGACCACTTCGTCGATCACGCGGTCAGGTGCGCCGAGGCGGATCTTCTGCAACCAGCCGACGTTCACGTCTTCACCCAGCGGATTGGCCACCGGGTCGGTTTCCACTTCGGCAGTGATGCCGTTAAAGCCAACCATGATGCGGTCAAGGCCTTGGCGGTGCGCGATGGCGTTGGTCAGGCGCACCTGGAAGTCGTCGAACTTGGCCCACTGGTCCAGCAGCGAATAGGCGAAGGCCGCGTCAAACTCGGTGAGCTTGCAAACGTAGGTGTCTTTGGTCAGAGCGTGGCGGTCTTTCGGCTGGCGACGGTTGCCCGCTCCAGTGTTGGTACGGCTGGCCAGCGGGCCGTTGACATCCAACAGCAGCGCTTCACCGCTCTGATCGTCAACGCCGATGACGTTGATCATCTGCAGCATGGAGTTGGACTCCTGAATCGCTGTTTCAAGCGACTGCTGCACGGTCGGCTCTACGTTGAACTTGTGCACTGCCTCGGCCACGCCGTTGAGCTGTGCAACGTGGCTCAGGTAGCCGTTAAAAATGAGTCGGGTAGTGTTGCGCATGTGATGCTCCGTGCGTGAGTGTGATCAGGTGGTGCCGTCGATCAGAAAGTCGCCAGCTGCTTTCCATCGCCGCCGGTCGCTGCCGGGCGCTGGCGGTGCTGGTGGTTGGGTTCGCCTTCGAGCTTGGTTTTCAGGGCGGTGAAATCGGTGCTCAGCTGGTCGAGCGTGGCTTTCAACGCCTGGAAGCTGCGCACCTGCTCCATGGCGCTGGCGTGCTCGGCCTGCTGCTTGGTGAAGGTTTCGGCCTGCTCGCCCAGGGCGGTGGCAATCTGGGTGACCGCTTCGTGCAGGTCGCTGAATTGGGCGTCATCCTTGACGGACTTGTCCTTGCTCTTGCCGATCAGGGCGAGAACGGTGTCGGACAGCTTTTTCATGCCGCTGACAGGATCCTCTACCTCGTCGAATTCGAGTTGCACCTCTACCAGCTCGGAGAACAGGTTCTCGGGGTTCTCTTTGCGCTGCTTGAGCGGGCTGGCGTCGGGGTTTTTGGCGGAAAACTGCAACATCTCAGTGCTGAGGCTGGCCGGGGTGTCGGTCACGCCCAGGCCCATCAGATAGGCCTTGCCGGTGTCGGCGAACTTCTCGCGCACTTCGATGCTGGTGTAGACCTTCTGGCGCGCCTTGTTCAGGGCGATAAGCTCGGCGGTGGGCTCGATTTGCACATACAGGCCCATGCGCTGCTTGCCGTTGTCGTCGAACTCTTCGGCCTTGACGGCCAGGACGTCGCCGTAGGCCTTGAACGGGCTGTCGGGCAACACACCCCGGATGTGTTCCATCCAAACGCGGGCACCGTACTTGGCCGGCGAGTAGGTGCTCGCCATTTGCTCGATCCAGCTCCGTTCGATGGTGCGGCCGTCAGTGGTCATGCCTTCGGCTGCTACACGGAACCACTTGGATTTGAACTTGCTCATGCTGTGCCCTCGGTCTGATTGCTTTGCCTGGTCTGTTTGGCAGTGCGATGAAGGCATGGTCGGCACCCGGCGCGCGGGCGGCAATCTGGCGGGGTTGTAGGCGGATTGGTTACAACGTGCGGGGCGAGTTAAGGGCGTGGCCGGGCTGCAACATGGCGGGCATGAATACCGCCTTGAACGCCACCAACATGGACAGCCGCCGCCTGGGGAAATTTCTCTATTGGCAGGGCTGGCGCGTCACTGAAATTGCCGAGTACGTGGGCGAGAAAGAGCCCACAGTGCACAGCTGGAAAAAGCGCGACGCATGGGACAGGGCCGATACCGTTGAGCGCGTTGGGGGCGCCCTTGAGGCCCGACTTGTACAACTGATTTTGAAGGATGGCAAGAGCGGCGGCGACTTCAAGGAAATCGACCTATTGCACCGCCAGCTGGAGCGCCAGGCGCGCATTCAGCGCTACCAGGGCGGCGGCACGGAAACCGACCTAAACCCCAAAATAGCCAACCGCAACACCGCAGAGCGCAAGCGCAAAGCGCGCAACGACTACAGCGAGGAACAGGCAGAACGGCTGATGGAAGCCTTCCGCGATTCGCTGTTCGAGTATCAACATGACTGGTTCATGGCTCGGCATGAGCGCACCAGGGCCATTCTGAAAAGTCGGCAGATCGGGGCCACGTTCTATTTTGCCCGCGAGGCGTTAATCGACGCGATGGAAACCGGGCGCAATCAGATATTTCTGAGTGCGTCGAAGAGCCAGGCGCACCTGTTCAAACAGTACATTCAGTCGTTTGCCCGCGAGGCGGCAGACCTTGAGCTGTCTGGGGATCCTATCGTGCTGCCAAACGGGGCCCATATCTACTTTCTGGGCACCAACGCGCGCACCGCCCAGGGCTACCACGGAAACTTCTACTTTGACGAATTCTTCTGGACGTTCCGGTTTGAAGAGCTCAACAAGGTGGCCAGCGGCATGGCCATGCAGAAGCAATACCGGAAAACCTATTTCAGCACCCCCAGCTCGATGGCGCACCAGGCGTACCCCTTCTGGACGGGCGAGCGGTTCAACAAGCGGCGAGCCAAAAAGGACCGGGTAGACATTGACGTGTCCCACTCGACGCTGCAGATGGGGCACCGGGGCGAGGATAAGATCTGGCGCCAGATTGTGACCATTCTGGATGCAGAGGCGCGCGGCTGCGATCTGTTCGACGTTGAAGAACTGCGCATGGAGTACAGCGCAGAGGCGTTTGAAAACTTGCTGATGTGCCAGTTTGTGGACGACGGCGCGAGCATCTTCCCGCTGGCCATGCTGCAACCGTGCATGGTCGATACCTGGGACGTTTGGGCAGAGGATTACAAGCCCCACGCCATACGCCCATTCGGTGATCGCCAGGTGTGGATCGGGTACGACCCGGCAGAGTCTGGCGACAGTGCGGGCCTGATCGTGGTCGCTCCGCCTGCTGTGCCGGGTGGCAAATTCCGGGTGCTGGAGCGCCACCAGTTCCGGGGCATGGACTTTGCCGCCCAGGCCGAATTCATCCACTCAATCACAAAGCGCTATTGGGTCACCTATATCGGCATCGACGCCACCGGCATGGGTTCGGGCGTGGCGCAGTTGGTGAAACAGTTCTTCCCGGGCGTTACCACCTTCAACTACTCGCCAGAGATCAAAACGCGCCTGGTGCTCAAAGCCTATGACGTGATCAACAAAGGCCGGCTGGAGTTCGACGCCGGCTGGACTGACCTGGCGCAATCGCTGATGGCGATACGCAAAACCATGACCGCCAGCGGGCGGCAGTACACCTACACCGCCAGCCGTACCGATGAAATCGGCCACGCGGATCTGGCTTGGGCCCTGTTCCACGCCCTGCAAAACGAACCCCTTGAAGGCCAGACCGTGCGCAACACCGGCCGGATCGTCCTTTCTTCCTGATGGAGAACCACCCCATGGATCAGCAAGCAACCGCCGCAACGCCCTCAAAGGCTACCTGTTTCAGCTTCGGCGACCCGATGCCAGTGATGGAAGGGCGCGATATTCTGGATTATGCCGAGTGTTGGTTGAACGGTCGCTGGTATGAGCCGCCTGTCAGCTTTAACGGGCTGGCCAAGGCGTTTCGCGCGGGGATCCACCACAGCAGCGCAATCTATTTCAAACGCAACCTGCTGTCGGGCACCTTCATTCCGCACAAGCACCTCAGCCGCCAGGCCTTCGACCGCTACGCGCTGGAGACGCTGACCTTTGGCAATGGCTACCTGGAGCGCAAGGAATCGCGGATCGGCACCACCATGACGCTGGAACCGATGCTGTCCAAGTACATGCGGGTGGGCAAGGATCCGGGGCAATACTTCATGGTGCACGGCTGGAAAAAGGAACATGAATTCACGGCCGGTTCGGTGTTCCACCTGCTTGAGCCGGACGTTAACCAGGAAATCTACGGCCTACCCGAATACCTCAGCGCCCTGCAGTCAGCCTGGTTGAATGAAGGTGCGACGCTGTTCCGCCGCAAGTATTACAACAACGGCAGTCACGCCGGGTTCATCCTCTACATGACCGATGCGGCGCAAAACGAAGAGGATATCGACGCCTTGCAACTGGCCATGCAGAGCGCCAAGGGGCCGGGCAACTTCCGCAACCTGTTCGTCTACGCCCCGAACGGCAAAAAAGACGGGCTGCAGCTGATCCCGGTCAGCGAGGTGGCGGCCAAAGATGACTTTTTCAATATCAAAAACGTCTCGCGCGATGACCAGTTGGCAGCTCACCGGATCCCGCCCCAACTGATGGGCGTGGTGCCCAGCAACGCCGGCGGCTTCGGCAGCATCACCCAAGCCGCCACGGTGTTTGCTATCAATGAGCTGCAGCCCCTGCAGCGGCGCCTGGCCCAGGTGAACGAATGGCTCGGCGAAGAGGTGGTCAGGTTCAAAGACTATGAAATCCCGAACCTGGGCAGCTGATCCAGCCACCCAAACCAAGGCCGCCCAGCGCGGCCTTTTTTGTGCCCACGCGGTCGAAGATGAAGCCGTTACCAGCCGATAACGCCCCAGCAAATCATAACATTTCAGACCTTCAACCACTACCAAAAACGGCACGCAGCCCAGTATCCACGCGGGTTCCAGACGAGTGGCACCGCCTGAGCTGGGCGCGCCGCCCGGATCCGCTCGCCTCGACCAGGACAGCCCCACCCGCACCCCCGCCACCCCCTCCCTCGACCCGCCGCGCGCCCTCGTCCCCACACCTCACCTGCGGTCTAAACCTGTTGGTTTTGTTGCACCCATGCAGCCCCCTGCAGGCCGCACAGGCGCTGCGCTTCCGGCAGGCAAAGCATCGGGCCGGATTCATGCGGAATCATGCGCAGAGCGCGTTTTAGAGCGCCCCCTTTCCATCAGCAGCAGCACAAAAGTAGACGGGGGTCGGAAAACGGTAATCCGGTAATTTCGGGGGCAGAATAAAATGCAAGACATTGTTTTATATTGCTTTTTTCGATTACCGAAGCGCGGTAATAGACGGTGATTTAAAGGGTAATTTTTACGCAAGTCATTGATTTTAAAGGGATCACGAAAGCCAAATTATTACCAAGTAATAAGGTCATTTTCTAACCTCTGATAACCGTTTTATTACCTTCCAGTAATTCTGGTTAACAGACTGATATATATAGGAATACTTCTGCTTTTTATCGCTATCTAACTTTTATTACCACTTCCCGATGCCCGAAATTCTGAGCGGGCAGGCGCGCCCGCCGGCGGCAGTATCGAAGGCGCTGCGCAGATCCACACAGGCACAAAAAAAGCCGCTCTCGCGGCCTTCTCTGCAGACTCTGTCACCTCAAACGTATGGTTAACGGACGTATCGGGCCCCCGCAACCAGTTTCAAAACCGCTGATTGGTTAACGCCGATCAGCGGTTTTTTTATTGCCTGATATTCAGGCTTTCAAGCCCTGCCCTGCACGCATTTTTCTCCCCCTCCCTCTCCCCTATACTGCGACACCATATCTCATCGCACGACTGCGGTTACTTCGTCGTGTGATCCGCCTCAGTCGCCCGGTCAACCATCGACAATAGTCCCGCGCGGCCGCCACCTGAAAGGAGATCCGCATGCCGGACACACCTGCGCCGCTGGTGCTGATCGAACGCCGGGGCCGCATTGGCCAGCTCACTCTCAACCGCCCTGCCGGGCTGAACGCGCTGAATCTGCACATGGTGCGCATGCTGCACCAGCAGCTGGAAGCCTGGGCGCACGACCCGCAGGTCGAGGCCGTGGTGCTGCGCGGCGCTGGTCAGCGGGCCTTCTGTGCCGGCGGCGACATTCGCTACATGTACGACAGCTATCTGGCCGGACGCAGCCATGAGCCAGAAACCTTCTTCAGCGAAGAGTACGATCTGGACGCTTACATTCACGCCTATCAGAAGCCCATCCTGGCCCTGATGGACGGCATTGTACTGGGTGGCGGCATGGGGCTGGCACAGGGGTCGAGCATCCGCCTGTTGACCGAGCGCTCACGTCTGGGCATGCCGGAAACCGGCATTGGTTACTTCCCCGATGTCGGCGGCAGCTGCTTCCTGTCCCGCTTGCCCGGTCAGCTTGGCATGTATCTGGGCATCACCGGCAACCACATTGGCAGCAGCGACGCCCTGTATGCCGGTCTTGGCGATCTGTGCCTCAACAGCGCCAGACTGGGCGAGCTGGACAGCCTGATCGACAGCTTCAACCCGGCCGACGGCAGCCTGCGCGATCAGGTCTCCGCACTGGCCGACTGCACCCTGCCCGCCGCCGAGCTGGAGGCGCTGCAACCGGCCATCGATCTGCACTTTGCCCAGCCCGACATCGCTGCGATCCGCGCGTCACTGGCCGGCGAACAACGCCCCGAGTACCGTGACTGGGCCGAGCGCACCATCGAGATCATCGACAACCGCTCGCCGCTGGCCATGGCCGTCACCCAGGCCATGCTGCAGCGCGGTCGCTCACTGCCACTGGCCGACTGTTTTGCCATGGAGCTGCATGTCGGTCGTCAGTGGTTCGAGAAGGGCAACATCATGGAAGGCGTGCGCGCGCTGATTGTGGATAAGGACAAGCAGCCGCGCTGGCAGCCGGCGCATATCGACCAGCTTGATCCGGCGCAGGTCGAGGCTTTCTTCGAGGGCTTTCAGCGGTAA